ATTTAAAAAATTGGAGAAATCCAATCTTTTTGTCGTGGAAAATCATCAAAAAATGTGTCCTTCATGGAAAGACACAAAATTTTATGAATTAGGCTTGATTTTTATTATCTAATTTTTCTAGCCAAGCAATAATCGTGTCCTGCGGAATCGATTCATAATATTTACGGATATCGAACTTACACACATAGTTGATTCTGTATTTTCCATTGTGCTTTTCCGACAACCATCGATGTATGGCCAAAGCTCCATAAATTTGTCCTCTATCCGGTAAAGAAGCACACTGGTACTTTCCTAATCCTGCAATCAATTCAGACAATCCAGCCACTGCGATATAGTCATATATCTGTTGTTTTATATCCTGGATGCCGATAACTCTTGCTTTCTGTGAACCGACATCATATATCGTTCGATACCATATAGGTACTAGACCCAACTGTCTGCACATCAATTCTTTCTGCAGTACAAGTGCAATGTTATCTATATCACCATATGTATCGAATAGTCTTGCAATATCTGGTCTTGTCTTCTTTTTCTTTTGAAGACATCTATGTATACAGTCTTTTATTAAATCTAAATCAGTAATATCTACATTTTTACATTTTCTTTTCATTGAACTTTAAATCCTTTTTCGATTGTTTGTGTATAGGGTTTCGACAAAAAGTCTACTAGTCTACGTTCTCCACAAAATTTTGCATCACAACATGACGTTGTCGATGCGAGCATCTAAATGATGGCTTGCTCCAGTTTCCTAGGTTCGCGAGACATGGTTAATGTATTTAATTTATAAACAATCATGCGACAAGTAGTTCCACCTGGCATTGCCAAGGCCATTCCTGCAATTCAAGTAACAAAGGCCGGCATTCGAGCCATTCCTGAGATTACCGCCCTACCATGAATCCTCTAAATTTAATATTTAATTGTTAGCTAACAATGCAAGGGGGATGCCCCCTTGCAACCCCCGATTGAACAATCAATCGAGCGACAAGAAGTGCCACCAGGCATCGCCAAGGCCATACCCGCAAGGCAAGCAACAAAGGCCGGCACACGAGCCATTCCCGAGAGTACCGCCCGTAAGATATTCTCGCATTCCGCTTGTTGTAGATCCTCCGGCATAGAGCATATCTCCTACACCTTGGCTTGAACCGGAACCGAATGCAGATGGGAACCATGCGCCATCCACGATAGAGATATCTCCAATCCACGAATCTGAACCATCTGCCTTGGCCGGAATTGTTCCAATCTTTGTATAAGTATTCTTAATTGTGGCTTCTGACGACGAATGTGCAACACCTCTAGGCGCACGATATACATCTTTCGAATAATCCGCATTGAATATCATCACTGTATCGCCTGGAATCGTCCATCCACCAACGCTGAATTCTAGTCCTTGGATTCTATATGGATGTTTTCCATCTGTATTAGATACTGGTGAACCATCGTGATGGCCAATAACTACATCAGTGCATCCACTATCCCAGTGCCATGAAGACATGTAGATGTATTGTGTTGCGCTACCTCCAGTGACTGGAGTTGTATCAAAAGGTTCACAATCTAGATAAACCGCACAGTTATCTGCATCTAGATCATCGATTCTTAGAATCTTGGCCGCATATGCGTATTTATACATCGTTGAATTTCCTCTATCTAAATCGACAGAGCCATCGCCTTTATCTCGTCCATATCCGACGATTACGCTTGATCCGATTTGCCATGATGTTTTTTCACTTTTCGGAATTGGGAAATACGTAGCTTTTGTTGAACGTTCAACACTTGATTTTGTTTGATTTGAATAGTTTGTATTTCCTGAGAAGATTGTCTGCGAGTTTTTAGTTGCATACTTAATCATCAACATGATGATCCCGAATGACTGTCTATCGATTCCAGCACCCCAGAAACCAGTACCTTTTTTCTGATAGTTCACAATAATGTTATCGTGGCTTTGATTAATCGCAACTTTTCCAGGTTGAGATCTCAATTTTCCGTCGCTTGCAGTTACACTGTGAAATCTAGAATAAATAAAGTAAGGCATTACTGTACCATCTGCACGCACTGCAGCAAACCAAGGCTTTAACCCTAAAGCATGATTAGGTGAATCAGAGATCAACCATTCTGTATAATTCTCTGTTTCGATTTGTTTGTAATAGAAAGTCATCTGCAGAGCGCCACAGTCAACTGCTCCAGTTTCTTGATAGTTTCCATCACCAATCATTGCGACTGGATATGCAAAACCATCATCATATCGCTTATAGTTACATTCATACCACTTGAGCAAAGGAATGTTCTTGTAGTCGTCTGTGCCTTCGACTGTATCTGTACTAGGCTGGCAGACCAATCCAACATTATCTCTTGTCTTTTCGCATGAACTCGTTGGATTTGATGCAAACTTCCACACTTTTGTTCCATAGATTTTTCTTGTTCTCTGTGGAATAAACATTGAATTAAAATAGTCGGCACTGTATTTCTCATAGCCTGGTACCATTTTCTCCAACGCATTCGCAACTCTTGTCAATTGCTCATCTGTGGCCAGAAACTTCTCTACATATGTTTCTGTAGAAGCTGCTAAAGCTACTTCACTCGAATTCTCTGACATACTTTTCCTCCTTTAACATTCAAACCTAAAGTGTCAATCAAGTTATTGATCGTAACCACTGCGGCTGATTTTGTGTTTTCAATATCATCAATCGCATTTGTGTGTTTAGATGTGATTGAATCCAAAGCATTGTCTGAATTCTTTTTGATTTCAGACAAAGTACTTGTTTTAGTCGAATTGATTTGTTTAACCGCTTCATCCGACACTTGTTTGGCATACGCTAATAGCTGCATGACTTCGTCTTTTGACTCTGTGGCCACTGATCCAGTCACGTGCAATAAGCCTTCGGCCACATTGCCGATAGCTTTCAATGTATGCCATTCGCGTTTAACTGTGCTACCATCTAGCATTTCTGCACACACCCAGAATTCAACGTTTCCTTTTTCTTTTAAGGCATTCGCGTCAACTTCCCAAGCGAAACTGCAGATTCCATTTGTGATAAGTTTATTCGTGACTAAGTAGGATCCAAACTCTCCAGCAGCATTCTTATAGATGATTCGAACTTGAGCGTTCGTCATATCGAATAATTCTGTTGGCCATGGATCCATTTGGAAATGTACTAGACATGCATTCTTATCGTATTGCACACCTAATAAGTCACATCCTTCTGGAATTGCGATTCGTCTTGTTGTGCTGTCAATAACACAGACATTGCTAAATGATTCAGATTCGCTATACACTGTTATTCCCATGTACAAACCTCCATTCTATCCATAGTTCACACCTTTTTTGACACTTCCATTGATGTTCCTATAGACTTTTTTAACCTTTTTGATTGTTCCATTGTGATTGTAATAAACACGAGCAACCTTGACTCTGCCACCCTGGTTGAACGCAATCTTCAACTGATCTGCCGGAGTCGTAAATGATGCATATACACCACCCGTATATTGGACAGTTCCATTACGGTCCACAACTTTAGTCGTTATCTTATAAGATGATTCTGGATTCAATCCAGTTACCTTGATAGATCCGTTACCATTGTTCGGACTGACATTCCATGTTTTTCCAGTGATTGCACACCACAGATACACTCGCCAGTAGTTTCGCACGTTTGATAGTTTGTAATCGATTGCCGCATCGAATGGATTGATGTTCCTTGGATTGCTGCACTCGTATACGCTTGGACCACCTACACTCTGTGATTCGCCAAGAACCCCTGATGCAGAGAAGTTACCAAACGATGTACTACATCCAGGCGTATGATAAACACTTGGACCATTGCCAAACGGAAGATCCAGTGTGCCTGCTGCAAGAACTCCGGTCTGTGTTGCTCCTGATAAATTTATATTGAATGTATGCTTGTTTGTGTGAAACATAAAAACAGCCCCATTCCACTGGAGGCTGTTCTGCCAATAATCTTCTTTAACAAACATGGAGTAGTGCCAGCGCATCGCGATGTTTGGCCAACTTCCAACTAGCTCTGTCCAATAATCCACCATCATGTGGATTCCACTTGTATTGGATCCACAATCTTTTCTCGTCATATCTAAGCACCTATCCTTCTAATTGGAAGTAGAAATATCCACTAGGACAAGTGCTTGTCGTTGGTGCTGATGTGCCGACTTTCCACTTAAACTTTTCACACTCTGCGATTCGATTTGAAAGGCTAGTATTCGCTTTTTCCAAGTTTGGAATCTTATCTTCAATACTCTTAACACGTTTGCTCACATCTGTGATATCTTTCGTGTTGTCATTGATTGACTTTCCATGCGTAGTGATGTTGCCTTCATTTGTGGCCACTCGTTTGGTCACACCATCAATCAAACCTTTATTCGCTTTAATTTGATTCAATAAGTTTCCTGCAGTGTTTCCATCTAAAGATTTTTCAAGCTCTGCCAGTAATGCATTGTATTGATCATACATCGGCTGTGTTGGAAGCTTGTTCGTTCCGTCCGTTACAAGACCACAGAACGTTTCATTTAAACGTGTGTCGATAATGTGTGCAGATGTGATTGCGGATGCATTACCTGGCACCTGGATGATTGCTAAAATAATTTCATAAATGTTTTCATTTCTAATTGGTGCTGTTGGCCTGCTTCCATTTCCTCTTACATACGTTAGAACACAATTGTTTGTAGCTTTTGTATATCTGCATGAAATGTAATCGTAGCGTGTAGTAGATAATGCGATATCAATTGATAAAGTAACATCGGAAGTGTTTCCATAAGTAAATCCACCAATCGCACTTTTAGCACTAAATAAAAATGCATAACCAGGTGAAACTTTAATGTTCATTCCTCCGGATGCGGACACTTTCAAATCATCCCCGGTCGCATTAAAGATTCCTGTGGTTCTACCAACATGATATAGACGAACATCTTCAGATAGATATTTTGTATTATCTAAAGGATATGCTTTTTGTGCCATATTTAACCTCCTATTCTATTTGTAGAATTAAATTGATTTTGGTGTCTTCGTTTCCCTCCTCCACAAAATCTATACCTGTAATACGTGCATAAACTTGTAGACCGTATTTAATACTAATAACCGGGACAATATCACCAAGATCATAATCTCTTCCTAAGATAATTAATTTATCTTCAGGATTTAAAGTAAAAGAGAAGACAAATGCGCCTTCCCTGGTTTCTAGTAATTTTTCTTCTCCACGAATACGGAGTAATTCGTTGTATTCGCTATCTGAATACGTTTGCTCATTTCCGCTTGAATCTTTGTATGTTCGTTGCAAATCTCTCGCATCCACATACATTTCTATTAATGGCTCATTAGCCTCACGCATATCTACTGTAACCATTCTACGTTTCCCATCGTCATCGTCACTTAGAACATACGCAAAATTCTTGTATTTGGATAGCTCTACTTCGTATCTTTGCGCCAAAACATTTCCTAGATCATCTGAAAATTTTGCTTCATCTCTTCTTGATCCGGAATATATTTCAAAATAATTCAATACATTGTTCTTAACAATTTCACGATAGCCATATCCAACTAAAGCGCAATACTTTTGAACTGTTTTTCTTAGGCTTAACCAAGTTGTTTCGGAATCTGGTATTTTAGCTGTTAACCCTTTTGAATCTGCAACATTAATATCTAATCCGCGTTTATTATCAGATACACATTTTAATAACGATGATTCAATGTTTCTAACAGTCAATGTGTTTATATTAACTCGATCATCTAAATTATCCATATATCCACTGATAATTAATACCGTTTCATCGTCTTCCTTCGGTATAACAGATTTAATAAACATGATCTCATTCCGTTCCTGACAAACGATGCGATTGAATTCAACTAGATATTTTAAATTATCTGTTGTAGCTTTCGCATATATTACTGCTTTTCCTTCTTCACAATAACGAGGTTTCCATTGGATGCTTGTCACGTTTTGAAGTAGTGCTTGCTTCTTTCCTTCACGATCATAAATAAAATAATTCATTAGACACCAGCTCTCACTGTTTCAAACGACAATTCTACAATCAAGTTTTGTTCGTTTGTATCAGCACTATATCTTAATACATTCTCACCCACTGCCAATTGGAAGAAAATGCTATCGAAATCCATCATCCAAAATACATTTATCACTTCTTCTCCACGAAGCAAGTGACAATATTTTTGATTTGTATAAGTGCTTATTTCCAAGATATCTCCATTTTGCATCGTAAGATCATGATTCTTTCCAAACGATAAATGATCCTGTGTAACAACATTCACAATTTTTGGGTTCTTGATTTCAGCTTCTGCTTTCATTTGTAAAATAAACCCAGTCGGAAGATCTCCTTTGTTCGAGAATGTTAATAGCGGCTGCCATATTCTTGTTGATATAGTGAACGGTTCAGTGCTTGAGTAACTTTGTGGAAACATAAAATTAGATTCAAGTTTATTAAAACTTATTAATTGTGCTTCTTTTTCTTTTGGATAAGGATATGCTGCATGCAACATAAATTGAAAATCTTGCCAGCTCCTATCCCAACTAATGTATGGAGTTTCCTTTGGCTCGACATCCCAATATACATCAATTCCTTCTTCTTCATCAATATAACGAAATGTAGCTGCAACCCCTGGAAGAATTACAGCTAACATTTTCTTACGAACGTTTGGATCGTTTTTGAATTTACCAGTAATCGTAAAATCTTTAGGTTCTACTACCTTACCGGTAATTGATGATCCAATTTGATTAGAAACTGTTGATTCGGAAAGTGTAATGCTATTTTTAGATAATCCCATATCATCTGTAATATGGATTCCTGTAGCTCTTGAAAATTCAATGCTATCACCATTTGCATTTGTATAGATTACTTTTCTCATGCCCACACGCTCCTTTTCAACATTGCTTGTGTTCTAATTTCCATTTCGTAAGGACTAAGTTCCTTTGCAGAATTAATTGTCTGATAAAAGTTTGTAACCGGTCCTTGTGGAATACCTGTAGTATTTTTGTCTGGATCCACTTTAAATTTAGCCACATTTCTTATATCGCCAAAATTAAATGACGTTCTTGCACTTTGCATTGCTCTTTTGCCTAAATTACGCATAGCGATAATAAGACTATCGTCTTCTTCAACACCTGCAGCTGCACCCTGTGGAATAAATTGGCCAATTTCTTTTTTTGCTTTTCTAGAAGGTGACTTAATACCTAAGAAAGACTTCACAGAATCAAAAGCACTCTTCGCAATATTCATCAACGCATTTCCAATCGCTCCTCCGGCTGCTCTAATTCCGCTTACAATACCACTAATGATATTGGATCCAATAGACACCCAATTATAAGAGAAGAATGCGCCAGCAGCCTGAGCTAGTATTCCAGGAATCACCCCAAGCAATTGTGGCACCGCCTGTAATAAACCAGTACCAACCATAATCAAGATTTGCACACCTTTGCCTAAAAAATCAGGTAAATGTGATGCAATCAAATTGACTAAGTTCACTAATATACCTAGTAATGTACTAAGAATACTTGGTAGACTCTGCAAAATACCAGTAGCGATATTTTTAATAACTTCAATACCTTTTGCCAGGAATTCCGGCATTTTAGAAAGCAATGTATTTAACATCGAAATTGCAGTATTCGAAATACTTTCCACTACTGTCGGAAGACAAGATACAATTCCTTGCACTAAATATAAAATCAATTCCAAACCTGTTTCCATGAAACTAGGAAGATTTTCTAGCAAACAAGTAAGCATAGTTGTTACCATCGTTTGTATTTCAGACATGATAGTAGGAACATTTGTGATAATTCCAGATACCAATCCATCAATCACATTCTTTCCTTGTTCCATGAAAGCTGGTAATTGTAATGCGATTGTGCTGACTGCTTGAACGATCATACTAGAAACTTGTGTGCCTAATCCAGGAACACTTGTAGTAAAGAATGTCCCAATCTGAGCTAACATAGATCCTAATCCAGCGATCAATGCTGGAACAGATTGACTAATACCTGTAACTACTGCTTGTGGCAGAGCTACAATAATATTTCCAACCATAGGCAATAAGTTGCCGAATATAAACGTTGAAGTTGTTTTAACTAGATTTGTCATTGGAACCGTAATGTCTGCACCAATTGAAAGATTTCCTAAGAAGTCTTGAGCAGCTGCTTTCATTGCTCCAAAAGATCCAGTCAATGTAGTTGATGCTTCTTTAGCTGTAGTCCCGGTAATATCTAGATTTTCCTGGATTGCGTGAATTGCTTCATATACATCACTCAAATTGTTGATGTCATATTTAACGCCTGTTAATTTCTGTGCATCCTGAAGCAATCGCTCCATTTCGGATTTCGTGCCACCATATCCAAGCTTCAAGTTATCAAGCATTGTATAGTTCTGCTTTGCGAATCCTTGATATGCGTTTTGAATAGATTCCATATCTGTACCCATTTTATTCGCATTATCTGACATATCGACCATAGCCATATTGGCTACTTCTGCTGCCTTTGCAGTGTTCCCACCCAAACTTGAGATCAATGACGCAGAGAATGATGTAACATTATTCATGTATTCATTCGCAGATACTCCGGCAGTTTTAAATGCCTGACTAGCATAATTTTTAACAGTATCAGCATTTTTTTTAAATAGTGTTTCGACACCTCCGAGTGATTGTTGGAGGGATCCTCCTTGCGTTAACGAAGCCCCTAGAAAAGCTCCAATACCTCCGACAGTAATCACACCTTTTAAATTCGACACTAAAGCAGAGCCAATTGTAGATCCGGATGATTCTCCGGCCGTCTGTGATTCTCCTTTTAGTGCATCAGTGATTTTTCCTTTAATACCTTTGGCAGATGGTACAATCTGCACATAGGCAGTACCTGCATTAGCCGGCATATTAATCACCTACCAATTCTTTTTTTAATCTTTCGAACTCTTCAACAGATTCAAAAGATTCAATATCCGATTCATTATCATTTGTTTTTCCCATTAATGCATCCACAATCATGGCAGGACGATTATTTCCTTCTTGCCCGTCTTTCGATTGGAACCATACCAATAAACTCAGACGATCCATAATAGATGCCAACAGAAAATCGCGTAATGATAACTTCTCATCCATCATTTTTAATTTGATTCGAGAATCATCCCTTAAGCCAACTGATAAAGTCGCTACTAGTCTTGCTGGTAGCGACTTATAGTTATATATCTGATACGTTTCTGCAAGATCACATATTAGCGCATCTTCATCTCTCGAAATCATGTTGGCCAGGGCTATTAGTTTTTTGTTTCTTTTTTTGCGGCCAGGATCTCTACAATCATTTCTGATACAGTTTGTGCAGAAACAATACCATCCTCTGTTCGAACAAAATCATACATTTTTTTCTTTTGTTCTGGTCCTAACAATAAAGTTAACACCTTAGACACTGCCAATAGGTTCCCATCATCAATATCAGCCAAAGCATCAATAAGCTCCATGTTATCCGCTCTTTCGTCCGTAATTTCGAACGCAAAACCATTTTTAGTGACTCCACTAATCATTTCTACGCACCTGCTTTCTTTTTAAAATACTCATGATGTGTTGCACCATCCTTATCAGGTAAAGCTAACATTGATATTTCGTAGCCCACTGGCTCATTGTCTTTATATGCAATTTCACCTAATTCAGTAAGCGAAGCTTGCGGAATCACAACACGTTTTAAAACACCACCTTTTAGAATCATATCGATAACATAAGATTTATCCTTGAGTTCTTCCACTGTTGCTTTTACAGACAATCCTTCTTCTAAATTACCTGTAACATTCTTATCTCCATATACATTCTTTAATACATTTACATTTAATCCTTCGATTAATTTGTATTTAAAGATGTCGTTTTTTTCTGTTTGAGAATTTACAACAACATCTCCACCCCAAGCTTTTACCTGTTCGGTCTTCATAGAGTTGTCGTTTTTAACACCATCTTCTGAAATATAGCCTAAACTTACGAATGCTTTATCTAGTTCAGATGTAGCATCTGTAGGTAGCACAGTTCCAACATCTGCAACATACATAGAACCACCAATTTTAGGCTTTGCGGCAGTAACATTTTCAACACTAGACATGTTTTTTCCTCCTAATATGTAATATCAAAAATACACTGGTAGCGATATTTCTTAGTACTTGGATCAGTGAAATTGTAATCACTGTTTAACTTGACCTTAAATATTTCATCCAGCGTAATCATTTTTTTCATTTTATTTATAACTTCTCTATTCAATAAAGCAGCCTCATACATCGAATCTGCATAAGACTGCAGTGCAAAAGTAGCCATATTAATATGCTCTTCTTCTCCACTTCCTGTTTTTTCTATACGAACATATGTATCTGGTGGATTTGGTGGGATCTCCATAAATACATCAACAGACAGAACTTCTTTTAAATAGTTTAATAATACTATTTCAATCATTTTCCTAATGCCTTCATTAATGTATTATGCTTCAAATTACTGTAATACGCATGTGGTGTAGATGCCTTAACTTTTGCTCTAACACGTTTAGCACCTACTTTTGTTTCCAATTCATACCCTTCGCCACATGCCTCTAAAACAGACCTAGCTTTTTCTTCACAAATCTGTTTAAGTTCATCAGATTTCAGCAATTGGCCAATGCCTTCATAATTCAATTTAAACTCAAAATCATTCATATCTTTCCACCATGACTTTCTTATTCCAACGCAAAGGAATCATTTCTGAAATGCCTTCCAATGGAATACCGAAGGATTTCCATTTCTTACCAAAGAAAGAAATAGTTGCATCTGACCAGTTGTGATTGTCGCCTTTTGGAATGGCCAATGTGTAAACTGCCTTTTTCCCATATAGATTGGTTGAATCTAGAATCTCCTGAGATGTTGAAGGACATACTAACACATCTTTTACCATTACTGGCTTATCTGCGTATACTGGTGCATTAAATGCATCTACTCCTACTTTTGTTTTTTCATATAGAACAACATCAATTCCTTTAATCATTTGTGCCACCACACATATCTATTGTTCGTATTTTCTGCTTATTCTTAATTCCTAATCTTACGAGTTCTGAATTTTTGATAAATAAGCCTCCTCCTGGAACTAAAAAAGTGCCAGAAGCAGAATAGCCAAGAGCCGATTCCGAAAATTGAGACATCGGCTCTTTATCTGTAGACGTCATCAAGGTCCTAGCGACAACATCTACAGTTACTGATTTTGCTACTGTTAGTAAATCTGGATCTTGTGAAACCATTTGATCTAAATCTTTACCTCTTTTTTTGGCTTCGATTCTTAGAGAAGAACACACCACGGGAATTAATGCTCTAGCACGTTTTAATTCCTCATTGGTCATGTTTCTCCAAAGAACACCAACGTCATCGATTGTCGCGTAGTCCATTAATGCCTCTATGCTGCAACTGCAGATTCAGTTGTAATCAATGCAAACGCATCAGGATCCAATACGCAGAATCCTACATATGTTTCTGCACGCAATACAATTTGATTAGTTCTCTGTAAATCGCCTTGTCCGTCTGGATCACCATATTCAATGATCTTCATAGGTACTTGCTCTGCATATCCCCATTTGACTGCATTTGCAAAATCACCAACAACTGCACGAATTTTACTATTTTTAAACGCAACTGTATTGTTTACACTATTTGCCATGCCTCCGAAGTTTGCTGGTTTATTTCCAAAACGGAATTCAGGATATAAATATGTTCCAGTTCCTGCAGCTTTAATTTTTCCTAATGCAGATGCGAATGCTGGCGCCATAGCAATACCAGTGACATCGCAGTCTTTTTCCTGGATCATTGCTACTGCATCATCTAAATTTTCATCTGCAGTAGTTGCTGCATAAGTTACCTTGTTTGTTACTGCTTTTGCGAAACAGTTTGTACCAATCTTTGCAGATTCAACTCCGTCTGCAGGATTTACGCCTTGGAAAACCATGATATCCACTGCACGTGCCGTTTTTTTAGCAAATCCATCAACAAATTGTTGTAAATAAGGTAACTGCTTTTCTTCAGACATATTAATGAATTCGTCTGTTAATCTGTGCTGATATACGATTTTGATAGGTGTAATAGTTTTCTTTGCAAAGTCTGCATCACCTGCCGGTTTATTTTCACCTTCACCAACGATAGAAGCTTCTCCATCCATTGAGAAAACCATTACATCAGTGCCTGCAAAAGGAATAGGTTCTTGTTGTGATAATACTGCAAGTGATGAAAAACCTTTAGTTTTACTATATACATCTGTGACTAAATTTGATGGGAATAACCCTGTACTTTTTGTGATTGTTGACATTGTTTTTTCTCCTTTTAATCTTTAAATTGTGATAATAATTCTTTAACAGCTGCATTCTTGTCAGTGCTTCCGCCTGTTGATCCACCATGTAATGGCAATACAACGGTTTTATTTGTTGACACTAATTCAGCTAATGTTTTTGCATCTGCTCTAAGTTCTTCTTCTGTACTACCTTGTAAGCGTGATGCCATTTCTGTTGGTAGTTTAAATTCATTTGCTACCTTTGAACGTAATTGAGAAGCTTTTAACGAAGTGTTTTCGTTACGAATTGTTTCAAGTTTTGATTCGTAACCATCCTTCATTATCTGCAAGTCTTCAGGTGATGTATAACCTTCAAATTTTTTGCTAGCGCTTTGCTCATAACCATCTTTAATTTCTTGCAATTTATCAGGACTTGTCCAAGATTCATATTTCTTGTTGATTCTATCCACTCTATCCCTGATTGCATCTTCAAATTGTTCTTGTGTTTCAATTGGTTTAAAATCCATGTTTTTTCCTCCTATTTTTCCGTATAGTTACGTAAAAAAAGAGAACAATATATGTTCTCCTAGTAGCTTATTCTCTGTGGTTTTTGTTCCTTTTTCTTAGAACACATCCAGTAAGCTAATATTGCAGATTCTAATAAGGCTACTTCAACACCATCTTTAATGGATCTGAATCCGAATCCTCCACTGGATCCAATCGCTCTCTTTTCGCAATTGGTTACAGATTGTGTTAATGCTGGTTGATCATTATGACAAACCGATTTATTTGATATCGCAAGTTCGAACAATTGATTTGAAGCAATAACATCTTTTACAGTTGGCAACACTGGCCTTTTCTTTATACCAGCTTCCTTCATATCGGCTGCCAAAATCTGTTGTCCGTTTGCTCCATCAATCGCAATACCACCTATATCGGCATTGGCCAAAAAATTAATCATCCAAGTATTTCCGTCTTTGATCTTCCTACAGTCTATAGATTCTACAAAAATGTTTTTGTTAGTGGTCTTACATGCTACAGACAATGCCACATTTTCGCCATCATGGCCATACTTTATTCCTACATACAACTTACCTGTAAACTTAGGTAGAGCGTCAACCTTCAAATTTTTCCACTCGTTTTCAGTTATCGCAGATTTCTGGTTGTACTGCAGCCATAAACCTAAACGTTGAATGTTGAAGTCAATATCGTCATTATCTTCCAATTCCGCTTCAATCGTTCTTTCAGATGTTCTGATTCCTAACGCTGGATTCGTTTCGTACCAGGCATCTACATCTTCAACATCTGTCATAAATTCCACAGACCATTCTGCCCAACCTGTATTTTTACTTTTTCCACTCAATACACGTTTACGCATATCTGTAAATACAGTACCTGCAGATACTGCGGTTGGTGGGGTTCCACAAAAAATCGTCTGAGGATTCTCAGACGAATAAATAGTATATTTTAATGCGGAGCTTTGATCTGTAGTGTATTCCTGGGCCTCATCCACGATCAAGGTATCGAATGATTCACCTAGACCTCCAGTGTTGGATCTAGTACGAAAAGCAATATATCCTCCTGTTTCTTCCAAGCGAATTTCTTCCGCACCTTTTTGTTTAATAGACTTGTACTGAACACCTGCATCATCAAGTAGTGCACATAGTCTTTCCCATGCAGTGTGAGAAGTGTTGACTCTGTGTGCAGTATGCATAATCTTTTCGCCATTCTGCAATTTCCACATCTCAACAATCGCAACAACTTCACCTTTACCATTCTGACGAGGTATTTCATATCCAAATCTGTTATGAACCCATAGACCATCTTCAGTGATTGATAGAATGTCATAAACTAACATTTTCTGCCAATCCATGGCCTTACGTTTAGATTTTTCATAAAGTTCTATGGCTTGTTGGCCATATGTTTTTACATAAGGAATAGTTACGGAAGTAGTAGGAGTCTGTCTGCCTATTCTTTTAGGCACTGCATTCTCCATTCTAATCCTCCTAGCTATCCAAAATAATAATCACACTCAATACACATCACATCCTTAATTCAAATTATTTTAAAGGCTAACAATATTGATCAATGCTGAAATCATCTCAACATGATCCAATAAATACTTTTTAACATTCTCCATACCACTATTTTCTTTTAAATAATGAATTCCTTCTGCAGTGATTTCAATATCAGATAAATCATTAAGCATCATATATTGATTTCCCCATGCTTTAGAAACGTACACTTCATCAATAAGATTCTCTTCACTCATTAATTTAAGGACTCTTTCTAGATATCCATCTGCAAAAGAATTGTATTTAATAGCACGCTTAAATTCAGTTTCATTAAATAGGATCGTGCCTTTAAAAATCGCATAATAGTAAAGTAATATTTTAAAAACTACTACATCATAATCATCTTTAGCCATATTTTCCTCCTTGTATAATAAAAGCACCTGTATTTCTACAGATGCTTAAGTTAATTCTACATAATTTCTTTCTAAATACTTATTTAAAAGCACAAATTTTTCTTTAATTTCATCAGGAGTATCATCTTTTAGATAAAATCCCTCAGTCGATGAATCAAATAATAGCCAAGGTCTAACTTGGTCAAATAACTTCTTTTCATATTCACTTGGATTTACCATCATAGTTGATAACCTCCTTTACAAGTCGATTTAGTTCGTTATCGCTTAGCTCATTTCTCTCTACTAGAATATTAGCATCTGCGATTAGTTCATTCAAGCTTTTTTTAGCATAGAAAGAACGCTCTGCATTTACACTAACCGTTTTATTTATATATAAAGGATCTGACCTCATTTGATTAACAACATGTTTTCTCATCTGTGATTCAATCTGCATTTTTGCATCATTTAAATCATCGATTTTATTGTCAACCTTATATCTTTTAACAGCATCCCAATGTCTCTTATGACCACCTAATTCGTGATTCAAAACATCCGTTACTGATCTTGCCGGAAAAATAGATGGATCTACAATTTTTGCAAATTTATTTGGATCAATTAATTCTTTGCTAATAAATAATGAATTATCATCATGTCTATATGCTGCAATACCTTTTAAACGATTATTATTTAATACGATTATATTATCGATTTGCCCATATTTATTTTTTTTGTTTATAACATCATCTAAATAAGCGACCATATTTTTCGTTTGCTTATCGTAATTTTGAATATAAATATTTTGCGCTCCATCTGCTTTGTACACTTTAACGGTTTTCATATCCCCATCCCCAGAATTGAACGTGATTTTTTTAGGCATCCCCATATAATCAACATTTTGAGTACCTAATGTTTCTACTTTATCTTCACTTTCAAACCATTTCTTTGAATGCACATCTTGCACAGCTTTTCCGTTACCTGGATTATAAGTAACAATACACCTGCAATCTCTGTGTCTATGATAGACTTCATCAGGAACATCATCCGGATATTCATATGTTCCAGCTAGATTCATGCACCAATCACAAGCCTTACCAGCTACTTTTCTAGTGATTTTAGGATGCATTCCAACTTTATAATGTGCCTCTGCATTTACTTTTATCGTATCATCCACAACGCTTTGGTTAAAATTCACTACTGGATCTTTTAAAATCCAGGAAACATCATCATAAGATTCAGCATCTGCCAATCTTCTAACGATTCCATTAGATCTTGCTTGATTGTATACGGGTTTTTGAACTTTTAATCCAATCTTTGCATCTTCATTTAAAATTTTTTGAACCTTCGTAGAATAATCTGAAACTTTTTCGAATCCTTCTTTTAATTCTGGATCCACAACCTTTTTTGCGATATTGTAGTACATCTTTCCATTTGGTAAAGATGCAGAATCAATGTTTTCTTCAAAAGATTTTGAAAGAAGCTCACCAACTTCAATCGCATATTTCTGTGCATCTTCGTAATCTGCTTTTTTATCATCTAACTTTTTTAATAAATCATTAATAGTTTTAGAATCTTCAACACCGGAAGAAAAAGACTTCTTAATTCCCTTAAGAAGTCCAATTGAAATATCATCCATGTTTATTCCTCATCATCCGGCACAGTAGGAACATCTAATTTACTTGATGCAATACCAGTAAGATCCTGTAGGTTGTCTTTATTGAAGTAACCTGGAACTGCCTGATTGATTTTAATAGCTCCGTCTCCAATCAAAGACAATGTAGACATATCCGGTTCAAATAAGGGTTCATATTTAACTTTTGTTTCGTAAATCTGATTTCTTTTGTATTCAAATCCATCTCTGACAGATGCTGCAAGATATCCAACATTAATCAGACTAGTTGCGAAATTCTTTTGCGCTTTTCTTGCGGCCAATCGCAAGTTTTCATGTGCTGCCTTAATTGCTTCTGCACTCGATGGATTGTCTGTCACAAAACCTAGATCGTCCAGTGTTAATCCGGTTTCTCCTGCAAACAAAGAAGCAAAAGATTTTAACTGATCAATATGTGGTGACATAGATTGTTGTGCAAACTGACCAACTGTTGGTGTCCCTCCTCCATCTTCACTTCGTGAGATTTGAAGCATAGTCGAAATCGATGCTCGAATTTTATCCATCGGGTCTGCATCTGAATCTGTACCTAGAATATATTTTTGTGGATAGGAATAGAATTCTGCAGCTACTTCTGAACGTCTCAATGTTCTAAGTGCTCCTTGTTGAAGATCGATACATGCTCTTGAGATTCTGGAGTGGCCAAACTGTCTTTTTGCATCCGGTTTATGAATCACTGGCACCAACAAACAATATCTTGCTGGATTAGGAACATGTATTTCTCTATGGCCAATATAATCAAACACAACTGTTTCTTCACATGTAAAATAAGCATCTGTTAAAATATTATATTTCTCATCACGTTCCAACACTGCATATCCTTCTATCATCATGTTAGTGATTGGATCAATGATGCCTGTCGCATCATACGCATCGATTACCTGAAGTCTAGGATATCCGTCTTCATCTTGCGAAATATAGATAAAACTACATGATGCGATCAATGCTCCAAGAATCGCACTGTCTGTAAGAATATCTTTGTTGTTCATATCAAAGATTTTGTTCATGTTAAAATTATCGTTTTCAAATTCTTTAAAAGAAATGCGATCCGCTAATGAATCGACCGCTTTAGAACACCATCCAAGTGTTTCTGACACGTACTTAAATTCATTAGGAATCGCAATTTTGAAGTCTTTAATTCCATTCTTCATTTCATAATATCTATATCTCATTCTCACTCGATTTCTTTTGGAAAAAAGTTGTTTTTTCAAAAAATTTATACCTTTGTAATTCATCTTCAAACCTCCATTTTAAAGGCTCTGTGGCCATTCATCGATGTTCATAGAGAAATATGCGTAGTAACAGCCGAACTTCGGAAACGAGCACCTGCCGCCCATATAGCCCCCCTCTATGTGACTTTTTTATTTTTTAGAGCGATATTCGACCCAATTAATGCTCTGTGGCAATGTTCTATTTGAAACAGTTGCATTACCACTAAAATCTCTTTTTTCGAATAACTTGTCTGATTTAATTCGATTGCAGCACATGTGTGCAAGCTGCAAGTTATTCAAGTCGCTTGGGTGTCCACCTTTGTTGACTGGAATAATGTGGTCAATGACTGCACACATTGGATCAGGCCACTTTAATTTTTTATCAACTGGCTTACCACAAATACCACATACATCTTGCGTTGCTAGTATCTTCTTCTTGTTTCTTTCCAGGATCAGTCTATGGACTCCATATGAATCTAATCGTTTGTTTGCCATAGTTTTCCACCTCCTGGGTATAAGAAAAGCCAGGAAGTTTTCCTCCTGGCCTATTTATGCAAATACATAATAACATACTTGACAGAGTTAGAGTTCTAACTCTTTTATCTTTTTTATACAAATAAGCTGGCAATGGCTGCAGCTTCCGGTATTTTTTCAACAATCTTACGCATAATACTATTGTCTTTTAAGTAATGAATACCTGTTGGAGTGATCTTAATGTTGTTTTCTAGAACAATAATCTCGTCTCCTCCCCAAGCTTTAATATACTTAAATCCTTTGATCAATCCTTCATCCAACATCATGGCCAATGTTTCATCAAACATTTCCTGACATACTGGGAAATCCTTAGTCATTGGAGTTAAATAATCTTCTGGAACATCAATGCGCTTATATTTCTTATAAAGATAGACCAACACTTTACAAACAATTACATCATAATCATTGTTAGACATGTCTTTTTTCCTCACTCTTCATAATTAAATCAATCATTTTCTTATACGGATTCGCATATCCATACTTAGTTTTTAATTCGTTTTCCTTCACACCACTAATGAAATCATCCGCAAAGGAAATTAGATCCAAACTCTCACAGACTAACTTTAACTTAACATAGTAATGTTCTGCCTTGACTTTCAGATTCATGAACTCTTCACGCTCATTCATATAGTCAATCTCATCTGACAATAATGAATTCACTAATGTGTATTTATCTTTATGCGTTTGAACTGCAGGACCAGTGTCTGCATTTGGGCACGTTGGCATCTGCAGTGTTTCGATTTCATCATGTATTCTTTTTAGATCCACATCAAAACCAGCAATGATCATTGAATATCTTTTAATACTTTTAATCTCTCTCAATATGTATTTTGCTTTTTCCTTTGTCATTTTCTACCTCGTAAATTGGGCGCAGGAGGTGGAATCGAACCACCAATAAGCGCTAAGGGAACGCTCGAGTTACCATTACTCTATCCTGCCATATCAAAATCCGGCCGTAGATATTTTGTTGAGTGGAAACATACACAATCTCTGCTTCGAAAGAAAAAGATTATTTGGCCGGATTTTCATTGGTTTGCAAAAAATAATCTTTCCTTTCTTATTTATTGTAGCAAAAGAAGCTGGAAGTTTTGTCAAGACTTTTTCCAGCTCCGTTTTTACATAACTTGTGATCTATCTTGTACGAATCCAATTAAATAGCCATGAATAACACTGCCATCGATTAATTTGAAATCAATTTCTTTTTCAGATTCATACAACTCCAACAACTCTTCCAGTGTGTACTTGTCAGAAATAACATTCTTATTTAAGCCCTGGCATTTGATAGTAAGTTTACATCTCATCCTTTTTTCCCTCTTTTCTACTGCCTTGTTCACATAATAATGAACTAAATCGTCTTTTGTCTTATTCGTATATTTAACAATGTCTAATAAATCCTGGCATGCTAATTCAAGTGCTTCTCTTTCTAATTTTATACTGAACAAACATCCATCACATGTTTTATTAGGCATTTCAATCGCTTGGTTTTCCACTATTCAACACCTCTTTTTTTATGCACTATAACCTTATATTATCGTGCACTTACTCAACTCTTTTAAACCTACTTATTTACTTATTCTTTTTAATTTTTCTAAGAAAAAAACTTTTTGATTTTTTTGATACCTCTAAAGCTTAGAAATACAGTTCAAATACTTCTTCATTTCTAATGCTCTTAATGAGATCTTAACCACTTCAACTTCATCCAGTGTAATACCTCTAGAAACACATTCCTTTACATCACATAAGATCTGATTTACTAAATTCTCAGTTAATCTTCCAATCTCTCCTGAAATCATATTTCCGGTTTTATCTAAGATCGCAAGCTCATAAGGTTCTTGATCAGTACTATTTGTGATCCACTTACCATTTCTATGTCTATGAGCTAATACACTCACTGCATAACTTCCCAGCTTAAATACCCATTGATTCTGTTCAACCATCGAATCTTTTTCATGTCTTTCTCTTGCTGGATCAAAATATGTATGTAATTCCATAGTCTTAACACCTCAATAAAATATGAATCTCATTGTCATGTGCTTCAATTCCAAATACTTCTGAATCTAATAATTCTTCAGATAATAACCATTCATTCTCCATCAGATTATAAATCTTTGCGATTGGATCATCATCTGAGTCCCACTGTAAAGTGATATTCTCAACATAAAGTTTTTTTAAAAGCTCGCGTAAAGGCATTCCTGTAGTTTGTTCCATACTTACTTAGTCTCCTCAAATCCATCATAGTCATCTTCGTGTGCTCCCATCACAAACAAGAACAACACACATGACACCATCATTCCAACGAACACTCCACCAACAAACCATAGTGCACTAGGCATTGTTAACTGCCTCCTGCCAAGCTGTATAAGCTTTTTGGCATTCTTCGTATGAACTATCTAGGATTTCCGCTGCATTCTTCACTTCCACCTTATTAGATCCAGAGTGTGCAAGAGCGGTAACTGCGTTCTCATACACTTCTTTCTTTTCCAGATAGTCTTTTTCTAATTCTTTTAAAGTTTTCATTACATCAAGCCTCTTCTTTTTAATTCCGCGATCATCGTTCCTTCACTAATGCATTGATTCTCAACTTTTCTATATGCATCTAAATACCATTCTTTTTTATCACCGTTATACGTTAACTCGTAATACATTGAATCCGGAAGATTCGTGCTCAACAAATACTTCCAGTTCTGCAAAGTTTTACACTTCCACACAATATATACATTTAAATCCGACACATACTTTTGGTAATCTTTATCAGACTTATCCAGATGCTCAATTGTGTAGCTTCTGATTGTTTCAAGAGCTATAATGTCTTGAATTTGATTACCTACTAATTTGATAATATTTTCTTTATTCATTTTTACAATTCTCCTTTTAGTTTCTCTATTTCTTTTTTTTCATCAAGGCTTTCTGAATATTCCGTGTTGTTATCATATTTTAAACATTTGCCAAACTTATACGCTACGCATTGATTTTGTAAGCATTCATGGAGTACTGGCCTTGTAAATGTTCCTCTGCCAACCACCATTGGCACAACTTCTTCTTTTGAAGTTAAATCAGGACAAATTTTAATCATTTTCTTTCTCCTTGCTCCCATTCATCCAACTTTTCACCCATCATTTCTACATGATTTTCGTACACTTTAAGAGCTTTTTTTGCTTCCTGGATGGCAATATATCTCAAGCCTTCGCAATAACCTAAACCTTTTTCTTCCAGGTCCGTTTTATATTTTTCATATTCCTCAGGTAGTTGATCATAGCCAAAGTCACATTCTTCGGCCCAATCAACAAATAATTTAAGAGCTTCTCTGTTGATCAGCAATTTTCTATATGTCTCTATGCCTAACTTTCTGACGCGTTCCGCCATGATATCAATACCACTCCAATTGTCATAAACCATATAGATATAGTCGATTAGTTCTTGTTTTGTGAGTGTTTTAAGATAAGTTTGCGAATCTAATTCAAAGCCTAAGAACTCAAATGAGTGTTGTTCCTGGTTTACAATCGTTCTCTTTTTCTTTGACATTAAAAATCCTCCTCATGTTCTTCCTCGCTCCTATCGTTTTTATAACTGCCCGTTAGCAATAACAGCAATAAGAACCAATAACTGTAATTTGCACACATATAGCAGGTGATTCCAATTATTGCTAGGTTGTATAACATACAAGCTATTTCAATCATTTTCTTTCATCTCATAAACATCTTTTGGCACATATTCAACTAAAAATCCTTTTTCTAAAATCATTACTTGTAAAACAACGACTGGTTCATCTTTATAGCGAGTATAAGTTGTATCACGTTTTCTTGGATTATCCATGTCTAACAAATATGGATTTTCTTCAGTTTTACAAATAATAGATTTCGGATGTGATTTACACATCAAACCGCTAACTGAATGGAATTCTAGCTTTTGATTAATATTTGTGTTTAACATTTTATCTCTCCTCTAATAATTTCATATCATAACCACTACTAACAAATTTCATTGTCAATTCATGATTTATACAGTTTCCTAATTTTGTGTAGATCAATTCCATTTGTTCTCGTGTAAATTCCATATCAAGACATTCATTCACTTTTCTTAAAACATCGTCTTGATACTCTCTATTCTTCTTTGTGTATCTGTATGGCATCGATTTAAAACAACTTCTGCTGCACCATTCAAGTAATTTGTACTTCACTTCGTCAACTGTATTAACATCGCCTAAATAGAAATATAGATTTGTTTTTGGAATCAGAATTAGCTCTTTATTGTGATTTATGAATGATCCATAGAAGATATTCATAATTTTAGATATATAATTGGTTAAATCGTCATCTGTTCTTCCGTTCCAGGCATTTATCGCTGCTTCCTTTGATGCGTAAATGTAGCTGCCTTGCGAACTATCGGAATCAGTAGCAATTGGACAACCGTCTGTTGAATTACTTGTATCGTGCATAATTACATATCCAACTCCACTGTATGTATTTTCTAAATAGGATTCATCTTTAAAATTTCCTTCATAATCTGTTAACTGTATTTTTGCTTCTCCACCACAGAACGGACAAGGTCTTAATTTTTCTGTCATGCTTCCTCCTCATGTTCTTCTAAGTCTTTGCGATTCCCCAAGGATTCTCTTTCTGATTCTAAATACTCCATAAGTAATCGTTTTATTTTAAATTTTAGAGTAGCTTCTCTAATCCGTTCAACAAGCCAATCTACAAGTGCAAACGAAACTTTGACAAAGATGACAAAAGATATCATAACGAACGCAATTGCGAAGCAACTCTTAATAAATTCTACTGGTCCCATTTAAAAATCCCCCTCATCCTGTGGCATTTGATAAACTTGAACACCATTATTCAAAACTAAATTTTCAAACTCTGCTTTATAAATCTTACAAAATTTCTTATCAATTAATTCTTGAATTTCGTCTAACACATCCAAAGCTTTTTCTTCTGTCGAATAAACACCTAATTCGCAATCATATCCATCAGTTGTTGCACCACATATCAAACAGTAATTGCCGTCATTAATGACACGAAGAAAATTAATATTCACTAAAGCATTTTTTCTCTGGCTTCTAATCCACATACCTAGTACCCATTCTTTAACCTTTCCATATTGATTGCATTCTTTCTCATATAAGCTGCATAGACTTCTTCCAGGCAGAATCCTAAGTGTTCGCTCAGTGCCAATAGATACATCAATCGGCCATCTACAAATTTAAGAATACTAATCAATGCATTTGCTAATCCAAAGTCAATATCCATTTGTACTATGGGCATGCAGTTGCGAGGGCTTTCTCGATAGCACTCGGAGCCATCCAAATATTTTCTTTTTCCGTAAAATAATTCATAGATCAAAACAAAGTGGAAGATATCTGCCAACTCTTCCAGAGCTTTGTTTCTGTCGACTGGTTCCTGAGATTTCTTCCACCAGCACCAGTCGCCTTTGAGCTCATGGGTAAATTCACCAATCTCATCGAGTGTTGCCATGTCGATTTGTTCCTTTGAAATCGTAGTCAAACCAAACTCTTTCATGATGGCCGAATTCAACTCATCTTGTTTCTTTAGCATGGTTTCAATCATGCGTAAATCCGTTTCATTCATTTCATTTGTTCCTTTCTCAAATGTATCTCACATCAACCAATGGTTCTCTTTTGTATTTGTGATTGCAGATATCTAAAATTGTCTGATAACTGCAATATAAATCAGCTGCAGCCTTCCTGGAACTAGGATATGTTTTAACAAGTTGGCCATCCTTGAAATATCCGATTGTTCTAGTTCTGTGAGCGGATGCCTTTGGCGCTACCTTAGCGTTCCACTTTTCTTTTTTAACTATTTTCATATTCTCTAATTTCAATTTTCCATCCACAATTACCACTTCATCATCCTGAAGATCGTACTTCACAAATGCTTTTGCCAGCAGTCTGGATGCGTTTATTGGCTTTCCGCAGATTTTTGTTTCATAAACATTATGATGCTTCCACGGCTTTGAAATACAAACACTTCCATTCTTGTAGATTTTTTTAAATGTGCAGTCCGAACAGGCATAGTATCTAACTCCTTTTTCTGTTTCATGGATCAACAATTCCTCAACTTCTCCAATCGGATCATTTTCGAGTTTTACCAAACAAAGTCTGTTTTTCATAGCTCCATGTTTAGCCATAATACTCGGATAAGCCTCCCACTTAAAAGTGCTTCTAGTCCAATGCAATTTTCTGCAGATTTCTTTTTCTGTACCTATAACGATCAGTTTTTCACCTTTGTACACTGCATAAATATCTTCATGCACGATCGTTCCTCCTTATCCAAACGTAACATCGTTTATTGAATTCTTACGTTGTGCAACAGTAGTGGCAATATAGATCGAAGTTGTGTTTAAAGAACTATGGCCAAGTTGTGCCTGCAATTCATTCAATGTTCCACCACACTTTAAGAACTGGATCGCAAATAAATGTCTGAAGGAATGCGGATGAATCTTATTCAAATTGATTCCTCGGCATTGTCCGGCCAACTTTTTCATCCTACGTGTGATCGTAGTTCTATGCAGCATCTTTCCATTCTTTCCAGGAAACAATGTTCCTGACTCGATTTTGTTTTTCTTAGCATATCTTCTAAGATCACGCATCAAATCATTTCGAACGATCACCTTACGAACTTTTCCCTTGTTTGAAATCATCAACACATTATTTTCTAAATTTTCCACAGTGAAATACTTCAATTCACTTTCACGAATGCCAGTGTATGCATAAATTTTCATGATGAAATACAAATCCATCATGTTTTTTTCCTTAGCCTTACGCAACAGTCTTTTGAGATCCGAAGGCTCAAGCACTTCATCCAGGTATATTTCTTTCTGGATCTTAACCGGTTTCATAGTCAATGTGGATGTGAACTTTTTAAATGCGAATAATTCAAACTCACCATACTTGTTTATAAACTCAACGAATTTAATAAACTTATTACAAATCACGATGTAATTATTCACTGTTTTCGGAAGATAGATATCAAGAAGAACATTCTTAAATTCACGAATATCTTTCTTAGTGATTTCTCCATCCTGGAAAAAATCAGTGAACATTTTAATCACCATCCTGTAGTGATCCACTGTGCTGTATGCTTTTTCCTGATCTGCTTCTTCATCCAGGAAAGCATCCACACAATTCAATAAATCTTGCTTAGTCCTTAAACCACACCTCTCTATTTTTCATCCTCTACTTTTTCAAAGACGACATTGTAACCTTTCTTTGCGTATGCATGCATTTTCCCTTTGTCCTCATAAACGTAAGCCACAATCGAATCATTCTCATCACGAACACTCAATTTGAATTCCTTCTCATAGATGCCAGTTTTGACATTTCTGTACTTTCCACCTTGTTCACCTTTTTTTCTAGAATCTGCATCAAATTCTCTGCATCTCTTACGATGCAAGACTTCCTCAATATCTGCCTTTGTTAATCCAAACTTTACACAATAAGCACCAATGGCCAATTGTTCCTTTTTTGTTTTTTCTAATTGCTGAAGCAAAAACATAAGTTACCTCCTATTCATGTAAATACTCATCAAACTTATCTCCAAACAAAACACTCGGTCGAAGATTGCTTTTCATCACTGGATCCGTTAACCAGGAATCGCACTTCTTTTCAATCACTGTTTTTAAATCATTCACTGTGTAGCCCTCATGAATCAACGTACTGATCAGTTCAACATTTTTCTTTGCCCTAGGAGAAAAGCCTTCCCCATCTTTTTTGTCAGTTTCGACATTCAACATTTGAATGACCGTTTCAACAATCGCAGTGATGTTTTTATCTTCAGGTAAAGAAGTATATATATTCTTACTTTCTTTATTTCTTTTATTCTTTATTTCTTTAGTTGTTGTTGTTTGTTTGTTGTTCGTTTGTTGCTCGTTTGTTTTTTGTTTGTTTTCCGCTTGTTCTTTGCTCGTTGTTTGCTCGTTGTACTCAAAACCAAAACCTTGAAAATCTGCGTATTTTACAACACATATGACAGTATTTTTGTTCGTTGCGATACGCTTAATTTCCCCAGTTTTCGTTAGATTTTTTAGAGCCCTTTTTATCTGTTCCTGACTCAATCCGGTTTCACTCGCTAAAGTGGCGTAAGAAGTGATACAAGACCCTCTTTCAATCGTCTGCCCATGCCAGTTTCTTTCGGCATAATTAGCCTTTAACAACAGATGTATAAACAACCTGCACGTTGGCAGATCATCGTACCATTCCCAGTCAAGAATCTGCCGAAAAAGCTTAATAAAACCACCACAATTTTCCATTCCATCACCCCCTTAACGTGTGGATCCAATCACTTAGTGCATACAGTGACTAGCTTCAGTACTTTCTTTTTTTCTGTGCTTTGTTAACTGTCTTCGCATTTCCATTCCAAAAGCCTTTGTACATTCTGTAAAACACTCTTTAACTTCATCTGAAGACATTCCCTCAATGACCTGCAAAAACGCATAACTAGCGTTTGTTTTACCAGTAACAATAGGACCTTCTAGCTTAGGAATTACATTCAGTTCAAACGCAGGACCGCATTTATCCATGTATTCTTCAAATCTATTCACAAAATCATCTTTTTCTTCACTGGTTTTTTCTTTCTGGCATTCTTTCTTAAACCGTTCCAATTCTTCATTTATTTCACGCATTTTTTCTTCTTCATCAACAATTTCTGAAGTTTTTCTATCTATCCATGATGTTTTCATTTTCTTTTTCTCCTCTTTTTTACTCAAACCCTGCAACCCAGGTACTGCAATCTGCTAATTATTTATGCCCAAATTCAAACGTATTTTTTTTGCTCTATCTTGGAAAGTTTTATCAGTTACGATTATGGATTTTTTTCTGACGTGCTTGCATTTATGACAATGTTTTAGGAAGGTATTGAGATATCGATCTATTATGAAAAGAATGATCCTTTTTCTAGCAGACCACGTCACTTGGCAATACCCAGGTTGCAAGATTTGAGTTATTTATATATAATTAACTTGTTAGTTTTTTGTTTGGCCACTTTCACATGAGTGGTCTTTTTTTATTGCCGGCTCATAGGCATATCCCGAATAGTCATATAACAATTTAGGGCTTATGTAATAAACCGTTCTAGTGGATCCATCCATCTTGAAACACGATCCAATTGGAAGCACGCCCTTTTGCATTCCAATACGAATGAAATCCTGCGTAACATTCAATGCAGCTGCTGCCGCATCGATTGGCACCTTTGTTCCATTGAATTCCATAGGAACCTCCTTTCTACAAACCAATTGATTTAATTGTTGTGCAAACAAACGCAGTTGCGATTACACATCCAATCACTAAAACAACGCTTACGAATAACATCCAGTTTGCGAAACATTGCTTTCTACGCAATGTTTTTTCTCTTTTATCGAGATCAGCATAACGATGCATCATTCTTGTATACTCCGTTTCATGCGAGTTGTTCGCAAACGGAGCTAACTCTGCATCAGTTTGTTTAACTGCTTTTTTTGATGACATTTCTATACTCCTTTCTATCTGCTTCTGGTGCAGCACTTGAGATGCCACTTCTTCTGATTAACATGATCAGGCTACTGTTTTTAATAGAGTAGTTTTGGAGGCTTTTAATCACCTCATTTTTTTATGATAAAAACGAAACAATGAGCCTATTATCAAAGTTTTGCGAAAAGAGATATCTTCACGTTATTCAGACTTTGCTATGTCTTGATAATGATAGGGGGATATCACTTATTTAGAATCTAGATCAAGCGAATGGGGAGGTAGAGCTAAATCGTGATTCTTGACAACAGCAATGAGCACTAATGGAATTTCTTCCTTTCTAGTTCTGAAATGACACCTCAAGTACCGCACCATTTTGTATGCTTATGGCATACAGACATTTATTGATTTTTAAGTGACACAGTTAAGAAAAGTCTTTTCCCACAAGATCCGCAATAATTGTCGCTTTTCTGAACGATATTTCCGCAATTTGGACATTGAGCAAGATTCTTGTCTTTCAAGATAGTTTCTTGTTCTTTTTTTTGTTAATTCATTTAGTTTAATCATCGTATTTTACCTTTAGAATCCAAAGATTTTACATCCCAAGTTGATACATCTATATCCGATTTCGATAGCATCCTTGCTAGCACAAGCAAATTGATTCAATCTACTACAGATAATATCGATACTATTCCAGATGCTAGTCGATACTTTTAAATTAACAAGTGCGTTAAAAGCTAACGCAACACTCACAAGCGCGAGCATTATATTAAGACTTCGAACCCGATCTTCGAGGTCTTTTATTCTTCTTTCTTGATCCATACTATTTTCCTTTCTGCGGCAGTCGTTGGTAGCACTATCAACAAATGTTTAACATGTTAAACATTATCTGTAAAAAAAATTTGCTCGACTTTCACATTTAATGCTTTGGATATTTTAAAAAGAGTATCTGTAGTGGTATTCGTTAAAGCTCCACTCTCTAAACGGGCAATTAAATTTTGTGAAACCCCTGATTTTTGAGCTAATTCAGCCTGAGATAAATTTTCTTTTTCTCGCAATTCCTTAATTTTGAATCCCATCTCAATCACCACCTTTCTTTTGTACACTTGGAGTTTAACATATTAAACATCGTAATTCAATAGTTTTGTTTAAAATATTAAACTTTTTTCTTGCGAAAACGGTTCAACTTGTTTAATATATTAAATGTAGAATAGTATAAATATATAGGAGAATATTAAATGAGACTCGGAGAAATTATTAAACAATATAGAATAGAAAACAATTTAACTACTGCTGAACTTGCTTCTAAATGTGGTCTAAGCAAAGGTTACATTTCAATGTTAGAAAATAACTTTAAACCTTCTGGAAGAAAAAAAGACATTACTCCATCTATTCAAGCGGTCAAAAAGCTTGCGAACGGTACCGGTATCGAATTCGATACATTACTTGCTTCGATTGATGGTGAAGTATCTTTAATACCAACAAAAGAAGAATCTCTTGAATTAATCCTTACTCCCCACGAAAAAGAACATCTCACTATTTATAGATCCCTAGATGATAAAGGTCAGCATACTGTTGATACAGTCACACAAATGGAATACGAAAGAGTTAAAGGTGGCAGTACTGCCACGTTGAAGAAATAGGAGGGATAGAGATGAAGAATAAAATTACCGTTGATGAACAAATCGATCATATGAAATCAAAAAATATTAAATTTCAAATAACGAGTGAAGACGAGGCTAAAGATTTCTTATCAACAAGAACTTATTATTTTAAATTAAAGTCATACGCTAAATCATTTCAAACAATGAATACATGTAGCAATTATTTAAAACTAGATTTCGCTTATTTGGTAGAACTGTCTACATTAGATGCCCATTTAAGACAATTTATTATGAACTTGTCATTGTCAATAGAACATTCTTTAAAAACTAAATTAATACGTGACTTTACAAACAATCCAAACGAAGATGGATATAGCATCATATCTGATTTTATAAATCAATATCCGTTTATTCTTCAAAATATAGACACTAAAAGAAAAGATTCTGCATGCGCTGACTTAATATGTAAATATCATCCGAATTGGCCAATTTGGGCCATAGTTGAAGTTCTTTCTTTCGGCGATTTCATTAAATTATTTCGATTTTATTATACTAAATATCCAGATTCAGAATCTAAAAAAGAAATGGATTTACTATGGTCTGCTAAATTCATACGTAATGCTGCCGCCCATAATAATTGTTTGTTGAATTCATTAAGGCATCCTTATGTACATACACATTTGTCAAAAAATAATAAAATCGTGCCTACTAAAGCATTGCAATTAGAAATCAGCAAAATAAAAGGGTTAAGCAAAAATGCAAAGAAACGTATGTTGGCAAATCCTGTGACACATGATTTCATTGCTACACTTATGCTATTTAACCACGTTTGCACTAGTGAAGCCATGAAAAGGAATATATATAGCGATTTACATGACTTATTTCAAAATAGATTTTTACGCCATCAAGATTACTTTAAACAAGATTTGCTTCTTGTTTCTTCATACAATTTCATTCTAAAAATAATTGATTTTCTAGATTCTGGAGTGTATAATCTTAGCGAAGAACAAAAAAGTTAATCTTTTTCCGGGAAGGTGGTGCCCAGCAACATCTTCCTATTTTTTTATCTAAAATATGTAACAACTTAAAAAATAAAAATCCTGGATGCTACCAACATCCAGGACAATCAAGAGTACTACCAATACTCTGCCATAAAAGTATGAATGAGAATCAATGCTTTTATGTGCTCATTTTAACATGAAATGGAGGAAATTAAAATGGCACAAAAGAAAATGAAATTGCCAAATAACTATGGATCAGTGACAAAGTTATCTGGTAATCGAAGAAGACCATATCGAGTTCGAATCACTGCCGATTGGGATGTTGATATGGCCACAATGAAATGTAGACAAATTCGTAAGACTATCGGATATGCGAAGACTCGTCAGGAAGGTATTCAGATGTTGGCCGATTACCATCGTCATCCACTGGATCTAGACGAGACTAGAACAACATTCTATGAAGTTTATGAAAGATACTACAAGGAATATCTTGAGCCTTATGAATACGAAAAGAAGAAAAAGAACAATATTAATCGATTCAAAGGAAATATGAAAGTATTTGAATCAATATATAACGTTCCTTTTAACGAATTAAAACTGAATGACTTCCAGCGTATTATCGACAAGTGTGGAAAGAACTATCCGACACTAAAATCAATTAAAACGACTTTAAGACAACTTTGTGCTTATGCGATGAAATATGATATCATCACGAAAGATTATTCTGAGTATGTTGATATACTTAAGTATAAGGACAGAAATCCAAATGCGTTGAATCGTACAGTGTTCTCTGATGCACAGATCAAGAAGCTTTGGAAGGAATCTGAAGATATCTATGTACAAGCCATACTTATGCTAATATATTCCGGAGTTCGTGTATCTGAGTTGTTGGATCTGAAGAAAGAAGATGTGGATCTAGAACATCATGTATTCAATATCGTGGACGCAAAGACTGCAGCTGGTATTCGTGTGGTTCCAATTTCGGATAAGGTTTTCCCTTTTTATGAACAATGGATGAAACATGATTGTGATTACTTGATTTGTAATAAGGATGATTTGCATTGTTCGTATGAGAATTACAGAGATACGTATTGGGATCCAATCATGGAACGAACAAAAATGAAACACACTCCACATGATACAAGACATACTTGTATATCTTTACTGACAAAAGCGGATGTGAATCCAACTACGATCAAGAAGATTGTTGGCCACAAAGGTGCAATGAGTTTAACAGAAAAAGTATATACGCATATGGATTACCAAACATTATTGGATGCGATCAATAAAATATAAAAAATGCCTCGAAGTGATATTTCTTCGAGGTTTTTTAGTTTAATTTTTTGTGTGACCTACTTGTGACCTACTTGTGACCTACGCACACCGTTTTATAGCATTTAAGCAAAATAAAAAAGCCTTTATATAAAGGCTTTTGCTTTCTCTTAAGTAGTAAAATA